TATCGGAACACAAGTATTTGATATTGGGAGAAAGAACCAACGAAGAAATAATGATGTTAATAATGTTAATGATGTTAATGATATTGATTATATAGCCAGTAATGGCAATGGTAATGGCAATGGCAACGGTAGTGGTTTAAAACGTAAAAGTTCCACGTTTACAGATACAGAACTTTTATCTCCCATTCCTGAACAACGTGCTCCGAGTCGTCAACGAATAGGGGGGAAAGTTTTGCGGTCAAGAAAACTTAGAACAAGACAACAAAGAACTTTAAAAAAACAATCAAAACAATCAAAACAATCAAAACGTTAAAATCCACATAATAAAACATTTACTTATTTTATTATGCAAACCATTATTTCTGAAATCAAAACGATTCCTGAAAATATTAAAATTAATCACAAGAAATTTCAGAAAATGCTGTTTTTACATAATGCTATTGAAGATGGTTGGTCCATTCGTAAGACAGATAATCATTATGTATTTTCCAAAAAGCACGAAAACAAAAAAGAAGTGTATCAAAAGGCTTATTTAGAAAAATTCATATTAAGTAATCAAGAAGTAGACAATATAATGGATTATTAGAGTATATGAGCATATATCCTTTGGAATATCGTCAGAAATGTAATATAATGATGATTTACAAGTCCCCAGCAAAAGTCCTGTCATTTATAATTATCGGAATACTTTAGGAAAAACAAAAGTTTTGGAAATAATAATGTATTTTTTTGTATTTTTCTGAAATTTTTTTCTTTTCCTATAATATATAACAATGGGTGGAGCTTTAATGCAACTTGTCGCTTACGGTGCCCAAGACGTGTTCTTGACCGGTACCCCTGAAATTACCTTCTGGAAGGTGTCATACAGACGCCATACCAACTTCGCTATGGAATCAATTGAACAAACCTTCTCTGGTCAAGCTGATTTCGGACGTCGTGTAACTTGCACCATCAGCCGTAATGGTGATTTAGCTTACCGCACTTACTTACAAGTAACTTTACCAGAAATCAACCAATCATTACACAGTAATGATGTATATGCTCGTTGGTTAGATTGCCCTGGTGAGCAATTAATTGCTCAAGTTGAAGTAGAAATTGGTGGTCAACGTATTGATCGTCAATATGGTGACTGGATGCACATCTGGAACCAACTTACTTTATCTGCTGAACAACAAAAAGGTTACAACAAAATGGTTGGTAACACCACCCAATTAACCTACTTAGTTGACCCTAACTTCGGTGCTCTTGACGGTCCTTGTGCTTCATCTAGTGCTGTCCCTCAAGTATGTCAACCACGTGATGCTCTTCCAGAAACCACTTTATACGTTCCTTTACAATTCTGGTTCTGCCGCAACCCAGGTCTTGCCCTTCCATTAATTGCTTTACAATACCACGAAGTCAAAATCAACATTGATTTCCGTCCAATCGGTGAATGTTTATGGGCTGTTGGTGGATTAACTGGTAACAGCGCTTCTTCCGTCACTGCTGCTTACCAACAATCCCTTGTTGCCGCTTCTTTATACGTTGACTATATCTTCTTAGATACTGATGAACGTAGAAAAATGGCACAAAACCCACACGAATACTTAATTGAACAAGTTCAATTCACTGGTGATGAATCAGTTGGTTCATCTTCCAACCGTATCAAATTAAACTTCAACCATCCATGTAAAGAATTAGTATGGGTTGTACAACCTGATGCTAACGTTGATTACTGTGCTTCCCTTGAATCCGATAAAGATCTTTTCGGTCTTTACGGTGCACAACCATTCAACTACACTGATGCTCTTGATGTATTAACCAACTCTTTAACTGCTTTCACCACTAACGCTGGTGTATCAAATGCTTTTATCAGTGATAATGCTTTCGTAGATATCTCCAATACCGGTGCTACCCCTGGTGATGCTACCACATTCGTATTAGGTGAAGCCGCCTTAGATATGCACTGTTGGGGTGAAAATCCAGTTGTAACTGCCAAATTACAACTTAATGGTCAAGATCGTTTCTCTGAACGTGAAGGTTCATACTTTGACGTTGTTCAACCATTCCAACACCACACTCGTGCCCCAGATTCCGGTATCAACGTATACTCATTTGCTCTTCGCCCAGAAGAACACCAACCATCTGGAACATGTAACTTCTCCAGAATTGACAACGCTGTTTTACAACTTGTCTTAAGTTCTAACACTGTTTCTGGTTCTAACACTGCTAAAGTACGTGTCTACGCTGTTAACTACAATGTATTACGCGTCATGAGCGGTATGGCAGGGGTTGCTTACAGTAATTAGATTACAGACTTTAACCGACAATTCATTTTCTAATAAAATAAGTAAAATATACTATACTTATTTTATGATTTGTTAATAACGAATGAGCACAATATGTGCAATAAATTCTAATACTTCTAATAATATATTCATTAACATTACAAATGCTATAAAAATACAAATATATACAGAAACCACTGCATATTTTATCGGTGCGCGTATTGTATCGTAAAATTGTTCTTCGGAATCCTGTATTATTTGTTGTAATTTCTTCCTGATTTTCCCAGAATTTTTTACAATTATACTTAAATGGTCGTGATTAATACTGTCAAAACTTGTCTGACTTATAAGATTTAAAACATTTACATTATTATTAATATTCATTGTTTCATAATGATATTGTTTGAAATGCTTTACTGCAACCGTATACCCATGATAAAATAAAAGTTTCAAAAATTCTTCTGATACGGGAAAAATAGAGAAGCGTCGTGGTATGTCGAATTCAGGCATAATTGTTCGTTTCGGGGACTTGTAACACCCACAACGACAATTTCTCCGATGTGAGACCATCAAACAATTATCATTTTTATTATTATAATGTGGGCAAGTGAAAACACCATCAATAAGCCATTTATTATCATATAAATAGGACATTCTGCCATTAAAAAAAGGTAGACAACTTGTAGCTTTCAATACATTTACAATATCATTTCGTTTATTATAACTATTATAATTTATGGATTTTAATAATACACCTTTATATATCTCACTACAAAAAATTGTTAACCGTTTATTACACATTTTGTGAGCATCGTTTGGACATATTCTATCACAGCCATTATGTGCTATTTCTATCATCTTTCGAAAATTATCAGATTGTATTTGTTTCGCTTTTATAACTTCCGATGCAAGTTGTAAATTATTATAATTACAACATAATGAACACCCTACTATAGCTCCTCCACTTGTACCATATACTTTTACGTGTTTCATATCAAAATGTTGTTGCAAATAATGAAGAACTCCCAATTGAAATATATAAAGCCAACCACTTGCTGAAAAACTTATTTCTTCATACGGAAATCTTCTCATATGTATTGTATTATATTGCAATTCGATATTTTGAACATAATAGCTATTACGTATTATTACAACATTGAATCAGAATATGATAGCATTCTTGTTCTTCCAAATATATTGAACACATTTCTATTTCCTCTTCTATATGTATAGTTGGTTTGTTTTCCCATTCCGAATATGGAATTGCCTTTGAAGTTGAACTTTCTAATAAAAGTAGATGCTGAAGAGCTTGTAATCGTCTTTCTAAAGGAGACATATGCTTATCTAATTTACGTGATATTTGTTTCCATCGCCATTCAAACTGTAATGTAGAATTCCAATTTGGAAATCCCGAAACATAGCATACCCTTTTCCATTGATGTCCTTTATCCACTTTCATACCAGTTGCACGAGCACCACCTTTGATTTCTTTGTTATGTTGTCTTAATCGCCTATTCAAATCCACGGTTGCTCCTATATAGGTTGAACCGTCCGAACATAATAAAAAATATACAAACATTATTATCAATTATATATATCATTGATAATACTTAAAACTATTTTTATTGTATATATCAATTACTATGAAGTGTGTTGAAATTAATAATCTGACATTTAAATATGAAAATACGTTTATTTTTAACAATTTCTCATTGGATTTATATTCAAATAACTGTTACGTCTTATCAGGTCTAAATGGTTGCGGTAAATCTACATTACTTAAGATTATCGGTGGTAAAACGTTATGTGAGGCAGGGGCAGTAAAGGTCTTATCAAAAGACCCTTTTAGAGATACTACATCAAATTCAGAAATCACATTTATCAACAATGATTGGGGGACCAGAACAGTTGCATATACTGGATATAATATGCCTATTCAATCCAGTTTGAAAGTTAAGGAAATGATGATAGCGTTGAAACAACAATTTCCAGAGAGAAACCAAGAATTAATAGAAGTTTTGGGTATCAATCCAGAATGGAGCCTTAACGGAGTTAGTGAAGGTCAACGAAAACGAGTACAATTATATTTATCGCTATTAAAACCTTTCAAAGTATGTCTTCTTGACGAAATTACCGTGAATCTTGATTTACTGGTAAAAGACAAACTTATGAAATATCTCAAGAAAGAATCCTTAGAAAGAGAATGTTGCATAGTATACGTAACGCATATTTTTGACGGTTTGGAAAAATGGGGTACACACTTAATTCATTTAAAAAAAGCACAAAGTTCACAAAAAACGGAAATTACAAAGATATCACATATTTCAAATATATACGACTATTTATTACATAGATTTCAATTAGAAGAACCATATGAAATAGAATTAGAAGCTAATAGCTATGAAAAACGTCCTAAAAAGAATGCAGGTGGATATTCAAATGGAGTTTTAGCAGGTAATATTCTATTTCCGTAATTGATAATTCAAACATATATAAACGATAAACTATTTATTGTTACAATGACAGATAAAGTTATCCATACGTTTTGCTCACCATATAAACTTATATTAATGAAAAATGAATGTTATCATAATATGATTGCAGAATATTATGAAAATTTTATGAAAACCTATAAACCTCTTAATTTATCAGTGACATATCTTGTTTGGAGTGGCGTTTCTTTTCCAGCATTTGATACCTATAAATTTCCTGAAGATATGGCTCATTCGTATGCATTGGCATTTAATACACATCAACGTCCACATAAGACATATTCTATACACGTCAAATATATCAAGGAATATAATTATCGGTACTACTTATGGTTGATTGCATTTCCCGTTGATGTGTATGCTCATACAATGCAATTTTTTTGGGGTGAACGAGATGAGTTCCTTGAAGGTGGTGCTTTTTTTATACCCTATATGACCTCTCATTGGGTCTTGTTAGCATTAACACTTTTTACTCCATTTGTCTATGCATTCTTCCCGAAAGTTACCTGGGCCCCATATTTTTCTTCTATTTATTACACTCTGGCTGTCCACGATTATTGCTATCGTATGGCTGTTAGAAATATTTCGTTGAATCAGCGTTTAATAGAGTTTATCGGTTTTTGTTATGTATCCTACGCTTCCTATCAATTATTAATTTAAAAGTGTTCTAATATTTTAAATGTTAAGTAAGTAGCTAAGAAATATA